CTCTAACAGTTTCTTTTACTACTTTTTTTAAAACTTGTATAAATTTCTTTTGTTCCATAGTTCTTCTCTTTTTTATAAATATTAACTTTAATAATTTACGACGTCTGGCCAACCATTATTATCTTTAGGTCCGTATATACCATTTCCAGTCGTATCAATATAATAATCTCCTGACTTTCCTAATTCTGCATCCGGAGGGCCAGATCCATTATATGATTGTGCAGGAGCTTCCTGTAACGATGTTAGTAAATCTCGTTGTGAATTAACTAATAATTCAATTGATTCAATTCTTGCTGTTATATCATTAATACCAACATTTAGTTCTGAATAAAATTCACTTCCCATAGTATTATCATCTAATCTACTTCGTTTTGAACCCCATGCAATTCCTTTACCTGGATCAATTTCTCCATTCCATATCCATATATCTCCATTTGAATCAGTATATGGACTTTTAGGAACAGGTGGTTGTCCTGAAGGACTTCCTAGAGTACCACTTCCTTGTACTAATAACCATTCCCCTGCAGGTTGTTTTTCTGGAATACTATCAGAAAAATCATAATCATCGATTGCTTTTCGTAAATTTTGATTAGTAACTAAACTTTCTGTTTCATCATCTCCGCATTTAGTATCTAACTTTATAGCAACAGATGCTAAATTACGTAATGTTGCTTCTAAAGATGTAGCCATCGATGTAGGAATAGTTCCTAATTGTTTAACAGCAACAGTAGCATTAGCTAAAACCATATTTTGTACTATTGCTAGTTCAGCCATTAATGCTGCTTGTCCTACTATAGGAATTAAAAATATAGATGCTTTTATTGCATTAGCTATTGACAATAATAATTTTAATAATTTAATAATTTTTTCTATTAATGGTACAAGTTCCATGACTTTTTCTACCATTTTTTGAATATTTTTAATTCGTGCTAATAAATCTTGTATTGGTGGATAATCACACCCACAATCGTCTGGTAACTTAGCTGCTTCAGAAATTGTAGCTTCTATTTCTAATTGTATTTTATTAACAAACACGTTAATTTGATCAACCATTAATGCAACAGCTTGTGCTGGTAGTGCTGGTATTTTATCTAATGGGAACGAAACTGGCATTTTTATATATCCTTTTTATTTATCAAAGTAATGTCTATCACTGTTTAGTTTACCTATATCAGTTAATATACTTATTAATTTTCCTTGTTGTAACGGCGCTGAAGCAATTCCTGCAGGTCCTATTACTCCTGCATTAATAACAGCGACTAAATCATTTAATATCATTTTTAATTTATCTCCTTTAACTAAAGGATGTCCTGCATTTTCAGCTCCAATACGTACTTCCGGTGTACCTAATGTTATTCTATTAGGACTATCTAATATAATAGAGTCTGTTTTAGCTCTTAAAATTATTCTATTTGCATCTCCAATTAACTGAGATGTTCTAAATTTAGAAACTGGTGAAGATTTTGTTGGATTTCTATATAATTTTAAATCAACCAATTGTTGCATTGATGTTAAATAAAAAGAAGATGCATCATCATTAAATGATTCTATAGTAAATTCTTTATTAATTTTATCAGTATGAGCATTTGATATTATTATGATAGGATCACCATCTGTACTACCTTGCCAAGTTGGCTGCAAACTATATGTTCCGTTATTAACAGTACTTCCTAATCTAATACTATTACTAAAACGTCCTTCTATTATAGTATCTCCTTCAAATTGTTGTAAAGCTGAAACTTCTTTTTCTTTAAACGATTCTCCTAATTCTCCTTGTACACCTGTATCGTTAACATTTGATGTTTGAATTTCAGAAATTCCTGGTAATGCATTATGATTAATATTTGATTGTATACCATATGCAGGAAAATAATACCATTGTCTTCGATATTTATCAACTGTGCTAAATTCGTTAGTTCCTAGGAATACTAATACATGTTCTCCAATTAATGGTATATCTTTTAATCGTCTATTAGCCGGCTTACATATTAATTCTTGTGTTTTTTCTTCGTCATATGTACGTACTAATATAGTATAAGATGAATTTATATTATCTTTATTATATTTATATGTTTCTAAAACATTATTATCTATTACTTCAGCTAATAAAAAACTAACCATCATTGTTTTTCTCCAATGACTCTTTTACATTGTTAATTTTTTCTTGTAACTCTTTATCTTCATTTTGAATTTTATCAATTTCATCTGTTAATTCTTCTTCGAATTCAGATTCTGCAATTTTTAATAATTGATTTTTTTCGTCATCGCTTAATAAAGAATTTTCTCCGGTTATAGTTTGTTGAGTTGATATATAACGTTGAACTATTGCTGTTAATTTTACTAAATGATCATCATTTTTAACAGCAACATCTAAATACTCTTTAATTAATGGAACTATTATAGTAGCATCTGATGCGGTACGTATTAATGGCTGCAATTGAGAAATCAATTGATTAATTTGTCTATCTTTCTTTTTAGAATTATGATAGACATCTGACATTAAGTCAGAAAAGCTTTTACCTTTAAATAAATGATCATTAACATCCATAATATGGATTCCTTTTAATATAAATATTAGAAGGGCAAATTCACGAACTCAGTTTGTTCATATTCTAAAAACTTTGTTGAATATATATGTTTTAAGACTTTTATTACCTTAGTAATATTATTAGTCTCTAATCCAGTACGTTCCCTTATAAATACGTATAACGCTTTTTTATTAAATTGCTCAATATTTTCACGATCTTCAAATATATGTAATATAGAATCAGCAACATGAATATCAGTTTGATTAGTAAATATAGAATTTATATTATTATAACAATATTCTACATATGCATCCATAAAATATTTTAAAGTTTCTGCCATTTCTGTGTTATGCATTTCTGTCATAACATTTCTTTGTTCATCAATATTGATTGGCTCTGTAGTCTTTTTTAGTAATGAATAACCTTTTTGATTTTCAGCAATTAAATAATTAAATGAAGTTCTTGTATAATAAGAATACGCTTTACCAGCATTAGGATTAAATTTGTCTAATCTAATTGTTAAATATGTAACTAAATCAGTTTGCAAATCTTTAAAAGATGAATCAATATATTCACATTTCATTTTATTAATAAGATTTTCTGATAATTTCATAAAAGCAGGAAATATAAATCTTCTATATATTTTTTCTTTTAATACTGGATTTTCTGCAGATCTATTATATGCTGATATTGATCCTTCTGTAATTTTAGTCCAATATCTATTTGACTTCTTCTTTTTTCTTCCCATTAAATTCTTTTTCTAAATTATCAATAACATTTTTTAACATTTCAAACGTAGTACCAGCTTCATCATCTTTTTCAAAAGCTCCAACTCTATCAATTTCTTGCATTGCTTTATATGAATTATTTATCTGAGTATACATATATTGACTCATATCTTCTAATTCTTTTGTATATTCTTCTAAATCTGAATAAACTCCAGCTAAAACATATGCTCTATATATAAAATATGCTACAGTACCTGATAGTACTACAATACATAATATTAATGCTGAATTCATAATTAATCTTTATCTTCTTTAAAATCACTAAAAATATCCATTATTGATTTATCAATTTCTGGATTTTGTTCTGCTAAATTTTTAATAGCTGTTTTTTTAGTAGCTTTTGTTTTTGTTGCTACTGGTTTTGGTGAATTATTTTTATATGATCTCCATCTTTCATATTCAATTTGAGATGCCATATGATCTGCATGATGCAATAATAATGGTAAATTAGTTTTTAATTTAGCTTGTGCTGATCTTGCAATAAAATATGGTTTATTAGCATCATCATATATACCATCATGTATTCTAATAGCTTGAAATTCATTCCACGACATTTGAATTTGATATTTTTGAAGTAAGTATATAGAAAGATCTGGTACCATTGAGAATGGAATATTTTCATTATGCTTATACATTCTTCCCATATTTTTTCTATGCCAATCTGATGTTTCTACTTGATATACTTCTCTTCCTTTTCCAGGAAATCCACATTTACCTAAATCATGATGCATTGCAGCAAACATCATTTCTTCTTTAGAATATCCAGACATATCAGATCCCATACTTTCCCAAGAACTATACAATTTTTCTACACAGTCCATAACTCTAAGTACATGATCTATATATCCTCCTGCAAACGCATTATGATAATGTGCAACTGATGAAGCTGGCATCATGACTATTCTATCTTCATAGTCATCATATAACTTATTTAATTTATCTGCTCTATCAGGAAATAAAGTATTAACTCTATTCTTATATTCGTCCCAATTGGATTTAATTTTTTCTGCTTCTAACATATTTTTATTTATATTATAATAAATTATTTGGAATATTCCAATATACCTTCTGCCATTTTAAATGTACATAAAGAGCATATAACAGATAAAGAGGTTGACGCAACTTGTACCATATTAGTACAATTTTTACATCTACATTGTAACATTTTTGTCGTTTTACTTTTTTTAATTGATTTTTTCATTTATTTTAATTTTAATATAACATTAACTGTTGAATATAATATTCCTACCAGTATTGCAACAGCAAACATTATTTGGTTAGGTATTTCATTTTTAGTTGCTAATATAAACCCACTTAAAAATATTAGTTTTAAAAATAAGCTAGCATATATTATAGAGTAACCTATATTATTAAATTTTTTAAATATTTTTATTAGTAAATTTGTTAAGGTAACAAGAAATATTGATCCCGTTGCTCCATACATAATTGATATTATCATGATTATTTATTTTTATGTGATATGTTGTCCTGTTGCACGTTTTGGAGGAGATTCTTTTATTTCTTCTTCATAATGCAATCCTTCATTTCCATTTTGGCCAATTACATCCATTCTTTTATTTATTTCTTCTTCATCCCATTCTGTAGCATCTGAAGGATGAGGTGGTCTAAATGCGTCTTTATTAACAGTTTTTCCATATATATTTTTCTTAGTTGTTAATGACTTTATATCAAACGCTTTATTTGCAGCAATTAATAATACTATTGCTAGCGGATCAAATACAAATATGAATATTAATATAAACCAATTGACTACTTGATTCATTGGCTTTTCCATTAATTCAGAAACATATTTTAATGGGCCAATTTCGTTAGCTACTTCTGAATTTGATTCTAAATCTAAAACTTGAAGATCTAATTTTGTTATCGAATCTGTTAATGATTCAATTTTAATAGAAACAATGTTTCTTTGATCTTTAAAATCGTTTAATTGTGTTTGTAATACTTTTCTTGTTTTACTTGAAGTTGATGTAATAATTTGATTAGTTTCTTTATCTCTCCATTGAACTTTATTATTTGAAAGTCCTTTTGTTAATTCAGTTATTGATTCA